TTTATTTTTATTTTTAATATTACAAATAAATTTTTTAACATAGTTTAGATCAATTTTAGGTTCAACTACCTTTTCAGTTTCTATACATTCTATTTTATTAGGTTTATTAAATTCTAAATTATAAAAATCATTAGTTTCAGTTTCAGTTTCCGATACCGTTTCAGTATCATTTTCTTCTAATTCTAATTCAAGATTGCTATAATCACCTTTTACTTTAGTGTCATATTTACACCCTTTAATTTTAATTGGGTTGCGATTTACAATTGTTTCCTTATTTCTTATATTAACTATATTATTACCGATATAGGTTCTCTTTTTTTTTTTAGTTTTCATAATAATAACTAAATAATAATAATCTGACTTATGTTTATTTAAATGCTAATTCTATATATGGAATTAATAAATAATGACAATTGTAAAAAAAAACGATTTCGTTGAATTTATATATGAAAATAATGTTTTAATAATGGAGACCTTAAAACCGACTCCCACGGACGAAGAGTGGAAATTTACTAAGGAAACCCTACTGTCATTTTACACCAACGCATTTGAAAAAAAATACAAATTTTCACTAATTTTCAATTTGAAAGATTTTTATATGACGGACATTAAAAAAATCCGCGATTGGGGGGAATTGTTTACAAATAACCGCGAAACGAATAAACAGGTGTTGACTAAATCGGTGCTGATAACTGATAATATATTTTTCCGCTATGTCCTAAATATGGTTTTAAGCGTATATCCGACATCGAAGCCAATTAAAATAGTCGCTTCGTTAGAAGAGGCGTTGGAATTTATAAATAGCCACTTATAATAATACTAAATTTATATTTATATTATTATTTATATTTATGTTTTTTATTTATTTAACCCAAATTGTGTTAGATGTGTCCTTTAATTTAAGTTGGTGGTTATGCAAACAAACTGGTTATATTTTTTATGATGGTGTGGTTTATATGATTTACGGCAAACAAGTAACTGTGAATGATTTACAGAACGAAATATTACTATTGAAACACGAAATACATTCAATAAAAAACGAAGGTGAAGTTCATTCTCCATAGAATAGATAATGGATGATCTTAATTCGTTGAAATAAATAAATAATTATCTTGATTTTATTAAATGGATTATCTAAAAATTAATGATATACTTGAAAATCTTGAAATTAACAAGGAACCGAATATCGTCACACCGACCACTGAATCCGATAAAAAGGAAAAATATAATTTTAAATCCGATACATTAAAAGATGAAACGAATACGCGAATTAATAGTTATAATAATACATTAGGGTTCTCAGTCGGTCAAAATAAACAGGATATGGCGGCGCAAATAGATTTTAAAACTTTTTTAAATCCAAATAATAATAAACAGGTTAAACATAATATAAATGATAAATTAGCCACACGCGAAAACTTTATATTCCAGGGCGTTCAACCAACTATCTCGGAAATGGTGCCAAAAAATACCCGGGAAGTTAATAAAGTTAAACAGAATTTTTAATTATACCATAATTATTTTATTAATTAAGTAATAAATAAATAATATTTTATCGGTGTATATTAAATAACTATGTTAGACCCATTTTTAAAATCAATGATATATGGAGGTATGGATGGTATCATTACAATTTTTAATATAATATCATCCACCAGTGGTTTAAAATTACAATCCATACACACCTTAATTATAACTGTAACGGTTTTAATTGCGGATGGGTTATCTATGGGGATTTCCGATTATACTTCATATGAAGCGGAAAATAAACAAAACCGAGAACTCTATACTAAGAAATCTCCATTACACCACGGATTAATAACATTTGGATCGTTTGTGTTCTTTGGCGCAATTCCTTTAATATTATATTTCATTATAACGAATTACTATCCTAAAAACCATTATGTTATATTATTGGTAATAATGTCATTTGCGTTTTTTGGTTTGGGAAGTCTCCAAAGTTTTTATACCGATGAAAAATGGTATAAGGTGGGTATTAAAACCGTTCTGTATGGCGATACCACATCGCTTATTGCGTTTTTAATATCTAATAAACTCTCTATTTTTTTCAAATAATTATCTATTTTTATTTTATTATGAGTGTTTGTAAAACCATTATGTTTGACAAAGCCGTTTTTGATAAACAATTTATTGAAATGTCATACCAATCTTCAATGGCACAGATATCTCATCGAATTATTAAGGTGATTAATAAAAACCATCCTAATATGAATATTATATTGGATAATACTAAATTAGGGTCGGGTAGTTTTGGAAAAGTGTATGAAGCGAAACTAATAGAAAGAGTATCGTCTAATAAAAATAAAAAGTATAATGTAGCACTAAAAATAATTAAAATAGAAAAAGACACCGATAAAAAATTAAATGAAGCGGAAGTCGTTTATATGAATAAATTACATGATATTAAAAGAGGTGATGCTCGTGTATCCCCAAAAGTATTTTTATGCGATTTTCTGTTTTCAAATGAGTCCGATTCCAGCGAATTCAAAGGATATCAAGCGATTGTTATGGAATTAAAAACCCCTTTTAGTATGAGAGAAGTGAATAAAGAAAGCAATAAAAACGTCGTTGAAATTCTGGTTAATGCGTTGAAAAATTACGAATTGGCTGTGAAAAACGGAGTGTATTTATTCGATGTCAAACCAAGCAATAATGTGATTGACCCCAGTTCTAAAAATGGTATTCAAATTATTGATACGGACCCCAAATTTATGTATACTAAAAAAAATATGAAAGGGTCATTTTTTGAACCAATGGATAAATCGGTTTTTGAAAGGGTTTTTACGACATTAATTCAACTGATGTATATGGTCCGGTTTATTAATTTAAAAAAAACGTATTCAAGTGATACTGATTTTACCAAGTTTCTTAAAATAGTAAGAAAGCACGCTTACGTAATTAAAATTTTGGAAAGATATATAAAGTACATTGATGTAATTTATAGGTTTATGAAGTATAATAAATTTGAGCACGAGACGGATCTTAGATTTAGAAATTTGTTTTTCAAATATAACTTATCAGAATATCGTCTGGTTAGTTCAAGAGAATATGCGAAACTATTCAATAAACTACTTATGACATATATGAATTTAAAAGAGGTATCGTCCTCCTCCAAAAAGAAAACTAAAAAAAAAATGATGAAGGTCCGTTTCAGACGTGGTAAAAAAATTCAAACTAAAAAAATACCCATTCTTTCTAAATCTTCAAGCGATTCTTGAAACCATCCGTGTGACGCTTTAGGATGCCCTTTAATAGAATCTTCCAAATAGAGTTGTTGCCGAAGATTATAATTTTCAATAGAAATATTGGCGTTTTTTAAAGCAATTGGTAATCCATAGAAATACCGCGAATATTTATTTTTTTCAGTGATATTTTCCAAACAAGTTTTTACTAATACTTCTTCATCGTAATTGCGAGGAAGGACTCCAAACCTTAAAAACATTTTTAATAAGTTAGTATTAATTAAATCGTGATAATATAAATTTATATCACCACAACCACACTTTCCATTATTTGTGAAATTTAAAAATACCGATGATAAAAACAATTGGATTTTTAGATTTATTTCACGATGTTTCTGTATGGCTTTATCTATATCTTCTGCTTCTAAAATTAGAGTTGGTTCTTCATAATGAAATTTAATTATAGTATTACATTTATTGCATAACATAATAGTGTGTTATTATTTATTATTAAAATTGTTAAATAGTGATTTAATATTGCTAGTTTTATTTTTGACTGCTCTTTTGTTAAGTGTTCTTTTCATCCATCTCATAGCCGCGCTTGCGGCCAACCTTTTTTTACTCAACATTTTATTCTTTTTAGGGTGGGTTGGGCTAGTCTTTTTAGCCTTAGATTTACTTAGATGAGCCCTTGTGAGTGTGCGACTTGCAAGAAGCCTTTGTCTTTTCATTTTCTTATAGGACTGTCCCAAGCTTGTGCTGGGGTTTGGTTGGGTTCTTCCAAACGCATCCACTGTAAATCCATCTGGACCAAACCCACTAATCCTATTTGTTTTTAATGGCGGTGATGTATCAGCTAATTGAGATACATAAAACGGTATATGAGTTTTAAATTCCGCTGGCATCATTTTTTTTCTGAGTTTTCCCGATGGAGACATAACGTCCATCATGGACTTGGGTCGATACCCAAGTTGGTTATAATAGTCATTAATAGAACTACCTGAGATAGTGGAAGCCATAAATTTGTGAATGTCAACTAATTCTTTTGGCGTATAACCGTCATTTGTAGTTGGTAATAAAACGCAACAATGTATAATAATTTTTAAAGTATATGGCTTTTTTTCAATACTATCAACTTGAGCTACTAAGAAGTTTAATACATGAGATAAGTTAAACTCTTCGCCTTTTACATTAGCTACTTTTAAAATAGGGACCGCTTGATTTAGCATGGTTGGTTGTTTCTTTCTACTGGACAATCTTCTTGAATCCTCAAGGAAAGATACTTTATTAGGTATATGTCCTAATACAAATGTTGGTTTTTGGGACGGTTGAGAACGTTTGTGACGCCATACCCCAAACAACATGTCGGTTCTGTTTGGCTCAAACGAAATATCTAAATTTGGACACTCTTCACCACCTCGTATGGTATGTTTATTTTTAGTATATGGGTCAACTCCATCTTTGGTTTGTAATGCTTTTATTACTTCTTTGTCTTTTATAATATCACAATAACCGAAAAAACCCCTTGGATTCCTAAATGTTAATTCGACATTCTTAGGTAACTCAAATGAATAACCTTCTTTGGATTTTTGTGGGAATCCTCCGTGTGCGAAAATGAATGCGTCATATATTACAGTCATTATAATATTAGTTAATATTATTATGAGATTAACCAAAAAAAAATTAAATAATAATAAGAATACGAATACAAAAAAAAATAAACACGGTGCGTATAATTTAGTCTATATGGCAAAACCTAGTTATGGTGGCTGGGTCTCATTTACCGCCCATTTATCCAATAAATTTAAATACCCATTATATAAAATCGGAAATAATAGCGAATCTAAAAAACGTCCATTTGGGTATGATATTGAATACCAAAATATAACAATAGAAGACCTAATTAAATTACCGAATTTATTAATTACCTGTATTGATAAAAAATATTATGAATATCTCCCTAAAATTAAAAACGCCACTATAGTTATCCACGACCCAACCGAATTGAAAGATCCGGTGTTAGAATGTTTAAAGCGATTTAAAATTATTACTATTAGAGACACCGTAAGTAAATTATTAAAATCACAATATAAATTGGATAATAAGTTTTTATATCACCCATTCTATGAATTTCCTAAATTTTTTGATAAAAAAATAAATCAAAAGAAACTAAAAGCGATCTCCCTATCTCGTGTGGATTTTGATAAACATACCGATATTATTATAAACGCAAATGATAAATTAAAAGGACATCCCACTCAAATAGATATTTATGGCGCAGTAAATGATTTATACGTATATCATAAATTAAGAGATACCAACTTTAAAAGGTATTATAAAGGCAAATTTCCCAAAACATTCGAGGCCATCAATGACTTACTTTCGGATTGTAAATATATAGTTGATATGTCGGCTATAAAGAAAGATGGCGGTGGGAGCCAATATACATTTTTAGAAGCAATTTATATGGATTGCGCGTTGATATTAAATAAAAAATGGGTAGATGGGGTAAAAACACCCTTTAAGGACAAGCATAATTGTTTTATAGTTTCAAACGACGAAGAATTGACTACTTTGTTAAAATCCAATCCAAATACATCTAACATTTGTAAAAATGCTAAAGAATTACTAAAGAACCATATAAGAAATGGGGGATGGTAAGTAATTATTATATTAAATCAATAAGTTGATTTGGAATGGCATCCAATTCTTTCAAAATTTCAAATTTTCCATTATTAATTGATACCTCTCTACAAATATACGCCACTTCGGTGTATAATACCGCCATATATTTAGACATATCCACCTTAACAAATAATTTTAATTGGTGGTCCTTTTTACTTTCGTGTGGATGCAAACATCCATTTAAATTCGTTCGGGTGTTTGGCATTATTTTTAATAGTTTATATTCATCTATGATTTCTTCGCTCTCGCTCTCATAGTCATAATTGGGCAAACATCCACCGATATGTTCCAATTGGTTTTCAAGACCAAACTTACAGCCATAACAATTACTCATTTTTAGAATTATTTAAGTTTTTAATACTTATATTATACAAATATATAGTGTAATAATAAAATCAATTTTTTTATGATCAATTATGATATTAACAAAACCTATGTTATAATGACTGGATTTATTATTTTTGTAGTATGGTGTTGTATATGGAATTGGTGTATTCGCAACTATAGTCAAACTAATAATGAAGATATGGAAGAAAACGACGATGGCATTTTACCAAATGATACTGATAAACCACCTAGATACGAAGAAATAAATGAAACTTTCGAGTAAATGTATTACATTCGTCGTTGGTTATTTTCATAAAATTATTTTTTCGCACCAAGGTCTTAACTAGACACGGTATATATAGAAACATATTAATATTTTCTATTTCTTTAAAATTATTTAGTATCCAGGCAATAAATAGCACGGTCCAAATTATTAATATAATATTTAATACTTTTAGAATTTTATTACCCGTTTTATAGAATTTATTGGTATTATCCATTAATAAATAAAAATAAAATAATCTGTTTTAAGTTGGTTGTATATTAACGTCTGTTTCCAACTTATTAAATGCCTTTATTTTTCTAAATAGTATAACATAGCCATAAATAATAACGGCAACAAGCGCGACACTACTTCCTATAATAAATAGATTTAATGCTAAGGATATAATGACACACGTTAATATAAAATACGCAAATGGGGTAATGCGTGGGTATTCTAACTCTTCATTTGGAGGTAGGGGTTTAACGAAAATGGCAGTAATTGGACCCCCTGCTACGGTAGATATTATGGACCCCATACCACTTGCAATATTATTAACAAACCAGTTAACGGGCATATTTACTTTTTAGTAATATTTTTTTTTTGTTTTTTTGTCAACAATACTATGAATGCGTCGTGTGTTATATGTCGGTTTCCATTGGTTTAAATTAATATTTGGCAATAATATATCTGGTAATGCTTGCGCCGCCATAATAGGAACTCCATTAATACTATCAAATGTAAAAACATATCGGCTTCCACTTTGTAACTCTATATCGCTCATATAAATAATGATATATTTATATTTTAATAAATAAATAATGATATATTTATATTTTAATAAATAAATAATGATATATTTATATTTTAATAAATAAATAATGTATTTATATTTTAATGATAATTAGTAATAGTATTACTATATTTTTACTATTAATAATAATATTAATTATTGTCTTATATGGCAATACTTTAGACGAATCGTTCATAAGTAATTTAGAATTAAAAATAGTAAACACCTATGTGGTGAATCTGGACAAAGATAAACAAAGAATGGACGAATTAACGGTCGGGCTTAATAGAGAAAAAATAAAGTTTGAAAGATTTAGCGCGATTTATGGTAAAGATTTAGACTTAACGTCGCCAAAATGTGATAAATATTTCACGGAAAAGGCGAGGAAGGAATTAAAGCTTGGCCAAATGGGCTGTTCTATGAGCCATATTACAATTTGGGAAAAAATAGCGAAACATCCGGTTGACACTGATGTATTTATGGTTCTTGAAGACGATGCCATTGTTCCAAAAAACTTTCATAGAAACTTGGTGAAATATACCAGCGAATTGCCTTATAATTGGGACATGTTGCTGTTGGGTGCTAATAATTTAATAGGTAAAAAATATTCGCACCGATTGCTTTACACGGATAAATCTATAAAAAAAAATGGTAATTATGGAACGTACGCATATCTGTTAAAGCCGAGTTCCGCCAAAAAAATGCTTAAAACGTGTGAAAAAATGGATAAAACGATTGACCATTATTTGAATAAAAATTTTTATCTAAAATACAAAGTGTATTTTTGCAATCCCCATTTTGTAACACATAACTATGATTATGAATCCAATCTCGTAAATAGAATAAGAACTGCGGATGCGAAAAGGAATAATCAAATTAAAATAATTTAATTTCTGTCTTTATATTAATGATAAAACTATTTTTAGCTGGAGTAATTGTTATTGTATTAATTTTAATTTTAATTTTAATTTTAAAAGCCCTAAATAATAGTGCCGAAAAATTTACAGTTAATAATAAATTTTGTGTAATTGTAACTACGTATAATCCAGGTCCTTCTTATATTGATAAATGTTTAAAAATGATAGAAAATCAAACCTATAAAAACTTTGATGTATGTATTTTAGACGACGCATCAACCATAGACAAAGACGATTTATATTTTGTAATTGACGACTATTGTAAAAGAAATAATTGGAAATTTGTTAAGCGGACGGAAAATATAGGTCCCTTATATGGACGGATTCAAGCCATAGAAGAACTCAATCCACGAGACGAAGATATTATTGTATCTATTGATGGCGACGACGAATTGAGTAATGAACTGGTGTTCGATAAATTGAATTCGGCCTATCAAGACGATAATTTAATTACATTTGGAAATTTTGTAAATAGGGATATTAAAACGGGAAAATTGGGAAAACCGCGGATAAATTGTAAAAAAGCGAATTTCAAAAAATTAATTAAAAATAATTCATATCGCAGTAATAGATGGATATATACCCATTTGAAAACATTCAAGTACAAGGTTTTTAAAAAAATTAAACATGACGACCTTAAAAAGGATGGTAAATATTTGACATCGGCCACCGATTTAGCCTTAATGTATCCTATGTTAGAAATGAGTAATGGTAGATTTAAATGTATTCAAAATGTTCTATATAAATATAACCGAGATCACCCCGAATCAAATAATAAAGTTAGAAATAAATTAAGCAAACAAAGTAAAAACGCCTTGTTTGTTAGAAAATTAAATAAGTATCCACCTATTTTTTAATATTAATTTATATTAATGAAGACCAATAAGCGTATACAGAACAGCCTATATTATAGGAGAAGGGGCAGATTACTTATGGAAAATCAAACATTTTTAACTAAATTAAGCGCGTATAACATTAATAAAACAAACTTGAATGAATTAAAATGCGATATTTTTAATAATAGTAACGATGAATTTAAAAAAAAATATAAGAAGGCATTTATTGAGTCATCTAAAAGTGGTCTTTATGAATATTATGCGAAAGAAGTTGAATGTTTAGATGAGGCGATACAGAACAATAAGAGGTCTTTAGAGGCCGCTGACCAGAATAGCACTGGCTATGACCGAGAAATTAATCAATCCTATATTTTTTCAAATAAAAAAAAATATAGGAGAGTCCGACAACTATGTACTATATTGGCCAGCGAGTTTTGTGCTATTAAAAATGAAAATTCAAAATCAAATCATATTGTTAAACAATTAAAGACAATTTCTTATAAGGAATTAGGACCGCGTCGGAGATTAAAACTTATGATTCGTGGATATACCTATGATGGAGCTCAGTGGGATTATACGAAAAACTTACGCGATAAATTTACTAAGGCGAGTGAAATATGTTACAATAATAAGCATTGTTTAGATAGTGCCAGTTCGTTAGAAGATATACCCAAAGATTTTAGAGGATTTTTAGGTAAAATTAGTGCGGCCGTTGAAGGTCCTTTTAATTATTTATTGGATAATATTAATGAGTTAACGGAGCTTAGAAATACTGAAAAAGTAAAAGAAAGAATAAAACGAAAAGGCAATTTGACTAAAAAAATAAAACAATTTGGGGATATGGATACTAACACAAGGGGGCTATTTAAACGAATGGTTACCAAAAGTCAGAAGGGTATGAAAAGCGAAAATGAAAAAATCGAGGAAAAATTAACCAAAAAAAAAAAAATAAAGGAGTTAGTTAAT